TTCCACTAATTGTACAATTTACAAATGTCAATGATGTTGGAAATGTTGCACGGAGAGGTACTCCTGAAATTTTACAATTATCAAAATACCAAGATGTTGCAGAACTTGCATAAACAAAACCATCAGGTACATATACATTAGAATTAGTTATTTTTAAATTAGTTCTTGTTTGAAAACCGTCATAAGTAACATTTGAATTATTCCATCTTCCACTTAATGGGTCTACATAATCTCCTTTTAAAGAATCTACATATTCCGAATGAATTTTTAAATTAGTTGCATCATTATATCCTCCATTTATTTTTAATGGGGAAGTAGTAAGTCCAGAACCCAGTCTAAATTCTCCAGTAAAATATATCTCATTCATTGTTACATTTTCTCTAATACAAGTATAACACATCGACCCACCACCATTAATTCTACAATTATTAAGGATTGAATTAGTTCCGATTCCTAATACACCTCCAATATTTGGATATAATAATACACAATTATTAACTATATCATTTGTTAATATTGTACTTCCAGAATTTGTATTTGTTAAGTCAATAGTTATATTATCAACAGTTGAGTTTCTTATTGTTCCATCAAGTCCTATAAACTGACCATTAAAATTAATAATAGCTTGCGAATATCCATTTCTATTATAATAACCACCAATTCCTTCAAATGTATTACCACTTCCCGAAAAACGATAACTTCCTGTTGTGACTGTTACTCCATTAAGGATATGTATTGTTATATTAGATTGAGTAATATCAGAAAATAATGATATATCATCAATTATTTTTATAACTTTATGCCCATCGTCTAATGCAGCTTTTAACCCATTAGTAACACTTGTTGCTGGATAGTCTGCTGTTGAACCACCAACTGTGGCATCATAAGTAAGTAATGGGTTAGTATCTACATACTCTTTGTCAACTAAGCTTCTATTTATATAATTAGCTGAATAATCATCTTCATATGTAGCTCCAAGAAATGTTCCTTCACCTGAAATAACTAAAGTGTCTGGTTCATTTTTTATAAATTTTCTATTACCAGTATCACTAACTGCAAATTTTAATCCATCAGGAGTGTAAGTAAGTTCATGTTGATTATTATTGTCTCTTGTTGAAAAAGCATGTCCATCAATAGTCGTAATACTATTATTTGGTGGAGAAACAAAATGTAATTCGTATTCATTATCTGTAAAATCAATTGTTGTATCTTCTATCAAATCACCACCTAATTTAACATCAACTCCTGTTTCTGTCAAACCATTTATAAAATTATTGTTTGGAGGTAATACAGAACCAGATGGTATAAACATAAAAAAATTAAAATGTTTACCTGTATAATCATACCAGGGTGTTTTACGAAGTACACTTGTATTATAAACGTAATCTGATGGAAATACTCCAACAGAAGTTTCACCTGGTCTTCTTTCTCTCCATTGATATAAATCACCTGTATCTGTAACAATTGCAAGCATACCTGAATAGTAATAAAGAATCCTTTCTTTTTTACCACCCTCGTATTTCATATCATCTAAATTTTTAAAAAATCCTTTTATATCTAAAGGTTTTGGGTAAGTTACCCTTTTTGAAATTTTTGTATTTTCCATTATTTTATTTTTTTTATTGAGAATGTTATATTTCCCATTATCAAATCACTAGTAGTTTGACCAGAATTGCTTTCTGCACTAAATACAATTTTGTTATTAATACTTATATCGTTTACTAATTCTGTAAACACTATACTCATATTAGAAGTATCTGTAATTTCAAATATTTTATAATTATTATCTAACAATTCGTTTTTTTTAATAATTAATGTAGAAGGTACTTTATAAACTGAAATTTTAAAATTATTAGAACATTGTAATTGTGCTTCACAAGAAACTAACATTTGGTAAAATTCATAGAATTTATCACTATCAAAAATCAAATGTGATGTTATCAAACCATCTGTATTAACAGTAGTATTATTTAATATCATAACATAATTACTACCATTATAATAATTTTCCCATATTAATTTTTCATCACCTATTTGATCTACATATTGTAAATTATCAATATGTTGAATACTTACTATTTTAGGATATTCTATTATATTTATGTTATCATTATTAACTTTATATATTTTATATAATTTTAATAATTGATCGGTATCTGTTTCAAACAAATGTATATTATTTACAGTACTATTAATATATGTTGGTATTTTAATTTCAGAAAAATTAAAAATCTGATTATTTAAAGTTATATTAATTTCCATATCAATAAGTTTCAAATTTTAAAGTACTTGTTGATAAATCTAAAGGAATACCTTTTACTATTGTATTAGTTACTAAACAACCATCTGTCGCATTACCTAATGTAAAATCCTTTTCAAAAACACAATTATTAATATTTACATTAGTCCCTGTTGATAAAACAAAATTGTTTTTAAAAATAGTATGTGAAAGAAAACTTTCAGTAATCATTGTCCCATCATTAACATTGGTAAATTCACAATTAGTTATATATTTAGCAGTTGGAAAAGAAACATATCCTGTTATACTTGAAATACAATTGGTAATTATACAATTTTCAATATTATTTATAGGTTTTGAATTAACAAATGTATCTACTATAATATTTATTAAATTTCCTTCATTTGTACCTACACTATTTAAAGTTCCTGAATTTAAAATGGTTTCGCCTATAACAGTAATTAAATTAAAAAGATTACCTTCCTTATGTATATTTGTTATTGTTATATCATTGAATATTATAAATGAAGCATAAACGGTATTTAAATGTTCTAAATTAAGATATAGATTATTAATAATTCCGTTTCTAAAATTCATATGCAAAATGTTACTAGTAAAAGAATTTAAAGTATTTACTGATAAACTTTGTATATTATTATTTGTAGTTGATGTAAAAGTAACATTTTCTGTTTCGTATGTAATTGTACAATTATCAATAATCAAGTTATCAATATCAATAGTACCGTTATTTAGAAATCTAATTGTAGTATTATTTAAAACTAATTCTTTTGAAAAATTACAATCTTCGATATTTAAATTAATATTTTTAAAAATTATATTTTGTGTATTAGTATTTAAAGTATTCCAAGTGATAACAATATTATCATTTTGAGATTCAAAAGTATAATTTGTATAACTATAATTATCAAAATTTTCAGTTATAGAATAATTTTCTAAAAAATAAAATTTATTATATCCTGAAACCATTGCATCTGTTAAATTTTGATACATTCCTAATGTTCCAATAGTAGCTGTTTTTAACAATCTATAAGGTAATATGATAGGTGTACCGAAAGTAGTTTCTACAAAATTAAAAGTTTTACCTGCATAAGGATACATATCATTTTCATAACAATTAGGATAAGTAAAACCATCTATTAGTAAACCTGGCACAGAAGCTAATGGATCCCATAATAGCCATCTATATACTTTATCATTCTCCATATTATAAGCAAACATTCCTTTATAATATTTGAAAGCTTTTTCATCATCTGTTCCTAAATCAATTAATTCTTGACTATTTTTAGCCCATAGTTTTATATCTAAAGGATATTGTGTGGTAACATATTTAGGATTACGTGTATTTGTTATTATACTATTTGTTGGTCTATTCATTATAAATAAATTTTATTGTGTAAACTCCATTTGAATAATTAACTTTGGAAAAATATATATAATAATTTTTATAATCAAATATTACAAAATTATGTAAAATAGAACTTCCTGACAAATCTAAAATATCAAAAGGTTTACCCCATATTTTAGGAATCATAAACATTACTTTCATATTATTATTATCTATACTAAAAGTAATATTTGTTTTAAAATCTACTTTACTATATTTTAGATTATCGTAATCTATATCTTGTTCAATTATTTCTGTACATAAATTATCTCCATCACAATCTTCTTGAATTGTAATAATATCACCAAATAAATTTGTTTCAAAAAAGAATTGTTCAAAAGTATCAAATTCCAAACCATTATTAAAAATACAATCTTTAACAGTTTCAATATCATATTTATTTTTAATAATAGTATTCATATCAGAATTATGTAAATCAATTAAATAAAAATAGATATATGTAGCTACAAGTAGGATATACATATTTTCAAAATCTAATTCATAAATTCCTTTTACTTTTCCAATTTTAAACATTTTATAAAATCTATTTGAAATCCTAATATCATATCTATCAAAAATTAATTTCAAATAATCATGATATAATTTTATATTTAAATTAGTATTGTAAAATAAAGTATAAAAAAGTAAAAATATAATACTATTAAATGTATTTTTTAATTCGTTATCATTAGAACAAAAATTACAATCTGCTAATTTTAAATCTTTACAAACTTTACAATCACAAATTAACTCTTGTGATTCTATTAAAAAATTATTTTCAAAAGTTATATAAAATTGAAATTCATAAATATCTCTAAAAATATATCTATTTGAAGAAGCTAATTCTAAACAATCATCATCAATTGATACAGCTTCTATTAAAATTTTATATTTACCATCTTTTGATAAACAATCTGTTCTTTGAGTTTGATTTGTAATAATAGCTTCTAGTATAGGTTCTGAAAAATTATTATCATATTCGTTATATACTCCGTATTTAATACCTATTTCTGTTTCAGGTATATTAAAAGCTTTAACTGTAAAGCAATTATTAAAAATAGTTAGTTTGTAATGTTCTGTTTGATAAACCATATTATATATGTTTTTAAAAAAAAGGGGTATGAACCCCTTTTTTTTTAATTATTAACAATTATCAGTTCCAAAGCCTGTTGCACTACCAGTAATTAGTAAACCTAATCGTCCTCTAATAGCTTGTACAGTAGCTGTATCTCCATCAGGAATGGCAATTACTACACTCTCATCATTTGTATATTGAGCTACACCACTTTCAGATACAGTTTTATAGAAAATGGTAATAACTGTATAAGTACCATTGGCAGAAGAAAGATAATTAATATTTTTCATTCCTGCTTCCAATTCTCTATAAATACCAGGATTACCATCCCATCCACCTGCAATTCTCTCAAGTTCTTGAATTTCTCTACCAGAATTTTGTTCATAAATCATAGGTTGTGAAACAGTAATAGTACCGTTATTCTCAAATCCTGCATATGAATATAATTCAGTTTCCATTTCACGAGGATTTACATAATTATAAATTTCTTGTAAAACAGGAGTCCATGCAGGTTTTTCAATAGTAAATTCTAAACCAGGAGCTACTCCAGGATTAGCTGCACACCAAGTATGTAAATTTGCAATAGGTGCATTTGTATTAGGATCAATTACAATTACTGATACAAAATCATTGATTTGTTCATCGTCATTCACTTGACTTAAAATATCAGTGAACATTGCTTCAATATTAGGATTTGTACAAGTTGCTGTATCAATACAAGGTTCTGTTCTATAAGCAATAAGTTTATCAGCAGGAGTATCCCCATTTGTTACATATAATCCATTTGATTTGAATTGAAGTTTTAACAAGTATTCAGTATCAAAGGCTATTGTACAACCTTTAAATCTAATTTTTTTAGCTTGATATGCTTGATAACATTTTTGAGTATAAGCTACAAAATTTTTAGGAAAAATTTTAGTATAATTTTTTCTAGTGTCATCAATAGTACCATCTAAATCTTTATCTACACCCAATACTATGAAAAAACCATTTTTTTCAGCATCAGCTTTTGTAGAAATGTTGCTATGTGTTTCAGCATCAATGAAACCAACTTGTCCTGGTTGCAAAGCATCAATTGTGCCTGTTCCCAAAGTTTGATTACCTGATGTTACTAAAACATTAAATCGTGCTTTTGTTGTCATTTTTATTAATTTTTAAGTTAATTTTAATTTATTTAATTTTACCTGATAATCAGGTATTTGCAAGTTTTGTGTTGCTAATAAAACAGCTATATCAACTATTTCACTATGTGTATGATAAGGTAATATACAATCTTGAACACCTGTAAGAATATCTCCTCTTAGATTTGTATAAGTATTATTTACAAATCCATTTGCATAATGAATATATGGAAAATTAGAAATATAATTTAGATATAATTTAGATACACTAAAACTGGTATCTGTAAAAATTTTAATACCGTTATTATAAAAAGTTCCATTTATTTCTCTCCATTCAAAAGAACTTCTATCAAAAGGACTTATATTAAATTCATCATCATGTTGTCTTATAATAACTTTACCAAATGTGTTTCCACATTCTCCTTTATTCATAAGTACCCTTGAAGAAACATAAAATAAATAATTATCAGGTAATTCAAATGTATATTCTCTGTTAAATTCTACATTATTATCAGGTAAAATTTCTAAATTGTTAACTACTAATGTTTTAATATCTTCCCTATCACGTTGTCTCATTTCAAAACCTTCAACAGGGTTATATCTAGGATTAGTAACCATTTTAATGAATACAAGAGTAGCTTCGTTTAATAACCAATCTATTTCAGGTATTAAAAGATTTCTATATTGTTGAGTATCTAATTTATTCAACTTTGTTTTTAAATCATAGTGCATCTCTTGTATAGTCATAACAATTATATTTTAGATAACAAAATAGTTTTTAATTGTTGATGTTTAACATCTAATAAATAATCAACAGCTTCTTCAATATCTTCTCCAATTAATTCATCCATATAATAATAAGATTTATTTCGTTGTGTCAAGATACCTTTATAAGTAGCTTCAATTATTGTTGCTTTTGTTGCAATGTAATTTTTAGGTTTTGATAATAAGTCTAAAATACCTACTGGATTTTGTTGTACTAATTCATCAATTTCAATATCAATTTGTTCATCATTTAACCCAACAGCTTGTTTTTTTGACAAAATTAAAATTATTTGCATTTTAACTGCTTTTGATAATTTTAATACCCTTTTATAAACTTCTAATTTTTGTTGAACTTTTGTAGCTTTAATTCTAACTTGTTCTGTTTCATCAAAAATAATATGAGTTGCTTCAGGATATAAACCATCTTGTAAATCTTGTTCTGAATTAGCTATAAATTTAGAGGCTTTCAAAATATTATATTTGATTTCATCTAAAGGTATTTCTAAATTCAATACAAATGTATGATTTGGTAATGTAACTGTTGCTGCATCAGAATCCCAAAATTCATGAGGTTCATTTGGATTAAAAAAATCTGATAAATTAAAACCTGTAATTTTTTCAAGTCTTTCTTTATCTTTTTCTGATAGTCCTGTAGCATATCTTCCATTAGTTGGATCATACAATGCTTTAATTTTACTTGGCTGTGAAAAAGATTCTTTACCTTCTTTACCATGCCATCTTGTCTTTTCAATAGGTTTAATTTTAATTAACATACTTTTAAATTTTAATGTTTATAATTTGTAACAGATATAAAATCTGCTACAAATATAAACATTTTTTTTAAACTATATTAATTTCTACTTAAAATCAATTCTCCGCATCTAGTAACATCTTCTACGTGTACACCAAATTCTTTTTGAATGTGCATAGAATAATAATCACCTGAATGAGACATTAGTTTACCTTTAATAGGACCATAAGGACTTGTAAGACCTGCTACATATCCAAATTTCAAACCATTGGTTTTAGTAACCATTTTAATATTTGAATCTTTACCTTCACCTGAAAAATCAAGGAATGTAATACGCATACTTTCCATTGGTCTTCCTGTTACAGGATCAATTTCAAAATTAATTTCTTGGTCATCATAAAGAGGATTATGAATAAGTTCAAGTTCAATACCATTAGCCATCATATATTTTACAAATTGATAACCAACTGCATAAGCATTGTTATGGTATTCTGATTTAGCACCTACAATAGGTTTAAAATTAGTTCCTACAATTTGCCAACCTTCATCTCTAATAAGTTGTTTCATTGCTCTATGGAACAATAACATACCATATTCACCAGTATAAGCTTTTATACTTCTTCGTGAACCTGGTTTAACTCTTGCATAGAAAATATCCATCAAATATTCTTCAATTAGTTTAGAAGTCAAATGAGTATAACGATGAATATGAGAATCTTCAAGTTGTTGTTGGATACCAGGACCAGTTACAACAGGTCTTCCAGTTGCTCCCATTACTCTTTGAGTACTTCGTGAATACCAATTGTTTCTTTCAATTTCTCTATACCATTGTTGCCAATATTCTACTTCTGCATAGTTAATCCAAGAAGAATGTAATTTTCCTTTACTATCAGGAATTTTTACAGCCAATACTTCATTTGATACATCACCTGTTACTTCATACATTTTTCTCAATCTTCCCATTTTGTTTTTAAGCATAATAGGCATAGAATATTGAGTAGAACCTGATTGTTCTGCACCTTCTTCATATTGAGAATAAAGTTTACCCCATCTAATTCCTGGTTCTAAATATTTAGTAGGAATAAAATCTTTTGGATCATCACTCATAAGTCTAAGAGTATATACCCAACCATTTCCACTTCTTACAGGATTTTCTTGAATACGAGATTGGTATTTTTTATTAGTTGTACCAGGAGTAATAATATCACCTGCTATATACCAATTTTCATCAAGTTTCAATTTAAAAGAAGTATTAAATCTACCTGGTTGTGCACTCAACTCAACCTTTTCTACTGTTACAAGAGGTCTTGTATTAGCACCTTTTAATGACCATTCCCATTCTCTACTATTAGTGTCAATAGTTCTTCCTGATGAAAATAATACTGAACTCAAAGGGTTATCTGAAAAATAATTCTTTGAAGTAAAAATTTGTGTCATTTTATCTTGGAACACATCTGGCTTAATCATCAATGCTCTTCCTAAATGATTAGCTTCTGTCATATTAGCATGCCAAGGAAGTCGTCTTGTAATTAAATTACTGTTAAATTTCATGTTGTTTAGTTTATGTTAATATTAAAAGAAATCCGCTAAATTAGTTTCAGATGTTCTTGGAACAATAGCTTCATTCAATTTTGTTTTTGTTTTTTTTATAATTTTATTTTCTAAATTTTTCTTAATATCATCTAAAGATAAATCTGATTTAAGAAGTTTAGCAAGTAAAACTATTTTTTCTTTTTCTTTAAATACTTTTTGTAAATCAAGATTAAAATTAGTTACATAAGTCCCATTATCAGTTCTTTTAACAGGAGTAAAAATATAATCTATCAAATCAGTTTTTTCTTTTGGAGTAATTTTTAAACCTTTAATTTCTTTAGTATTGTTTAAAAAATTAGTTAAATCACTTTGAAATTCTTTTTTCTTTTGTTCAACTAATTGTTTTTCTTGTTCTTGTTTTGATATTTCAACATCTCTTTCCTTTTTTTTCTTTTCTTTTAAAAAAGTATCATATTTTAAAGCATATTTATCTAATATACCTTTTTCTTCCATTGTATTTATAGTATCATTAATATCTTCTTCATCTAAATCTTTATAATGTTTTAGATAATAAGAAACAACATTTTTCTTAGAAAAATCATCTTTTTCATTATAAGAAGGAATTGTATTAACTTTTTTTAAAATATCAAAAAATTTATTACTATCACCGCCTTCTTTTAAATATTTAAGATACAATTTACCATCTTCAGGAAGTGAATTAGCAAACTGCTCCATTTTATTTTCTAATCTTGTTGCTACTTCTTTTTCTTGTAAAGTAATAAAATCTTCTAAATCTTTTATCTCAACATTTTCCTCTAATTCAAAAGAAAGCATTTCTTTTTCCTTTAATTCTTGAAAAAGTTTTTGATAAATATTTAAATTTTTATTATCTTCAACTTGTTTATCTTCTAAATCTTCAAAGAACTCTGAATCTGGAATTTTTTCTTTTTCCTCTTCTTCATTTTCAATGTTTTCAACATCTTCGTTTTCTTCTTTATTTTTTATATTAGAAGTTTTAGTTTTTTTATTAGATTTTTTTTCAATCTTATCTTCTAATTCTTTTTCATCAAATTTTTCATTAGTTCCTGATTCTTTTTCAAATTCTTTAATAGTTTCAGGATTGTCTATATCATTATTACTAAAGAACTCTGAAACTTCATCAGTTTCCCATTGAAAATTTAATAAATCTTGAGGTTGTTCTACATTGTTTTCCATACAAATTTAAGTTTAAATATTTAATAATTATAAGTTTCATTCTTAAAAATAAGCTATTTTTTATAAATAGCTTATTTAATATTTATCTATTTTTAGAGTGCAAATAGCTTATTTGTTTTTATCTTTTGCTATTTTTTTCTTTTCAAGTTCTAATTTTTTATTATCTACTTCTTTTTGATGTTCAAATTTCTTTTCTTCCAATGTTTGTTGTCTTTGAATTATTTCCGCATTTATACCTTTTTGAGCAATTTCCATTACATCTAATTGCCCATCTTTATCAAAATCTTTATCTTCATTAAATCCAACAGATAATATAGCTTGTTTTTGAATAGCTGTTTTTCTTCTTTCTTCTTCTTTTTTAATATCCCATTCTCCTTCTTTATCAAGTTTAGCCATTTCAAACTTCATTTCCTCTTGTTTTTGTTCTTTATCAGCTTGTATTTGTTGTTGTTGCATTTGTTGAGCAAATTCTCTTGCTTTGCTTTCAGATAACTCTAAGATTTCTTCTGCCTCAGTAGGATTATCAGTTTTAAGAATTTTAATTATATCAGAAAATTCAGCTTTTTGATTTTGTAAAGCAGCATGAGCCAATTGAACTATATTTTGTTTCAATTCATCAGGCTTAGAAGTTTCGGATATAAATATACCCATTACATTGTTTAATAATACTTCTCTGTCAATAGTAAGTATTTTATTACTTAAATCATCTAAAACAAATGATAATTTTAATTTAGGTTTTCTACTATAAGCTAACTTAGCTAAATCTAAAATATATTCTAAAACATTTCTTTTTACAATATTGTGTAATGCAAAATAAGGTTCCAATATAAAACTTGATTGTTGAATAGATTGCTGTGTATTACTTACAGCTTCATTAGTACCTATTCTTCCTTCAACTTGTTTAACGATACCAACACTTTCACCACATCTTCTTTCTATATATTCAGATAATTGAATATATTTTTGAATATCAGATGTTAATGATAAATCTAACACTTTAGCAGCTGCATTAACATCTAATATTTTATTACCTTCCTCATGAGGATTAAAAAAGCCTATATTTAACATAGAGGCATATTCTAACCATTTTGCAGTATCTATACCTTGACTTCTAGGAATTAAACCAACATTCATTAATAATAATTTACCTTTATCAGAAGCCATTAAACTTCTAATTTTATTAATAATAATATCATATAAATATTGATAAGATTTCATTCTTTCTACTAAAGAAATCCCATCATCATATTGTATTCCTATATAAGGTAATTTGACATCATTAATACTATCAATATCTCTAATATATTGTACCTTTCTCATTTTAGCATATTTGTCAGCACCTATGCACCAACCTTCATAAGCCTCAGGTATTCTTCTCCATTCTATTTCAATATCTCCATAATTAGGTTGTAATTTATAATCTTCTGATACAATCTTTTCTAATAACTCTCCATTATTTTTATCTATATACTTTAAAAATCCTATCTTTCTTGTAGATTTCCAAGTATAATGTGTAACAGGAATATATGTATTGTTATTATCTAAATCATCATCAAAATAAAAAGTATCTCTATTATAACTACCATATTGGTCATTAATTTCATTTAATTCTTTATCAGTAAATTCAGGAAACTCTCTAATTATATCAGTCATTGAATAATAATATTCAGCTACTGTCCATTCACCATTTTCTATATAAGAATTATCTCTTGAATTATCAAAATCAAATTTAAAAGGTTTTACAATTTTAACTCTTAAATCGTTATCTTCTATATATATCCTATATATTTCATATCCTGTAATATTAGCTAATTTCCAATTTTCATTAAATAAATTTTTTAAAGATAATTTTTTCATCAAATATGTCAATAATTGGCTATTCATTACTTCAGCAGGGTCTTGATATTTTCTTTCCATATATCTTTTAACTTCATCAGGAGTCATTGCTTGTACTTGTTGTTCAATCTCTTGTTGTATTTTTACCTGATCTTCTTTACTAAGTTGCTGCCCTTGTGTTTTAGCTTGTTGTTCTTGTACCACTTGTTGTTGAATACCTGTCATTATTTGACTTACTACCCATTCTCTATATTTTTTAAAATATTCTTCTTCTTTTCTAGTAGTAGCCTCAGGATTAACAGCTATAACCTTATGATGAAAAGGTCTTGCTAATTCGATACCTTCTAATACTTTAATTTTTTCAGTGATTATATTTTCATTAACAAAATTAGTAGGAAATTCAAAATCTACAATTGTATTACTACAAAATTTTAAAAAATCTTCTTTATGAATTTTATTATTATATAAATCATAATTAATCCTCATTGAATAATATTTATCATCTTTTGTAGAGTTTTCATTATCTAATATAAAATTTCTTGTTTTCATAATAGATAACCTATCAATTTTTTGCATATATTCTTTAAACCATTGCTGTTTATTAGCATATTTTTCTTTTTCAGAATATACATCTAAGTTGTTATAATGTTCTTTCATTTTTTTTATATTAACGTTTATATTTAAATTTATCTAAAAAATCTTTCCATTCTTTAATAGCAGAAATTTGATTTTGAGCATTATATTCTTTCTCTCCTTCTTCTTCAACTTGAAACATTACCATCATTAAAGACATAACTCTATCAAAATTCCCTTTTCTATTGTATCTAATTAATTCTTGCAATAATCCTGCATCCCAAATATAATCAATATTTCTTACTTCATTGCCATCTTCATCTATATCTTTGATTTCTAATAACCAATCTTTTATATATTTTTCTCCAGCATCTTTTAATTGTTCAGTCATATGTATTCCATATATTCTTGAAACAGTAGAAGATTTAATACTTTTAGAAATAACTCCATCAGGTTGCATTGCTAAATAATTTAACATTTTTCTATTTCTAAAATATGTCTTCACATGTATAAACATATTTTCATACATCACTTCTGTATTATATAGTTTAGCTAATTTCAATGCTATTCTACTAACATCATCTGCCTCAGGAGGTCTTCCTACATATTGAGCTACAATTGTATTTTTATTATAAGAACTCTTTTCTATACCTTTAAAAACATATATAGATGCTAAACTATCTCCTGAACTTTGGTCTTGTGCATAAGGGTCAAATCCTATTTTATATAATCCTTTTGGAGGATTTAGTATAGGATATTCGTAAATAATAACTTCTCCTTTGGAATTAGTTACATCTTGTTTATAAAAATAAATAGGTTCTATTGATTTTAAATCTAATATAGGTTTAGCTTCTATTCGGTTTTCTACTTCAAATAAATTAACAGGTTGTCCTTTTGTAAGATGGTATTCATTATTCAATACTATTTTAAGTTGTCTTTCTAATTCAGCAATAGGAAATATATTTATACTACCACTTCTAAAAGCTTCCTCAGGAGACATAGGATTCTCAACTACATAATTATTTAAAGCAGTTGAATTAGTTTTCTTTTTTTCTCTTATTATATTTTCACTTTCTATTGCTTTTTGTATATCTGAATTACCATTTTTATCATAATAGCCTTGCTTATTAAGATATACAGGATGAAAAAAAGAACATTCTGTATCTTTACTATCTTTATCCCAAATGTTGGTAAAAGGTAATATATTATATAAATCAGGGTTATAAAACATTTCTTTAAAAGGAATGGTCATATTTTCTTTTGTAGAAGAAGTACCATACATTATTAACATTCCTGTCATAATATCACCATCTTTTACTGATGGTTCAGTAGTTGTAAAAGTATCAATAGCATTTGGGAAAGTACCCATTTCTTCTAATATTATTTTAAAAGCATCTTTACCTCTTGCAGCATCAGGATTGTCTTGAAATGTAAGCATTTGTATTTCAGATAAATAACCTTTATCAATAGGTACTCCTGTGCTCATATCTACATATCCTGCCTGTATATGTCCACTTTTAGTATCTATTAATCTCTGTTTTCTCCAACCTGTATGTTCATCTACAAAATCAATAGCCGATTTAGCTTTTCTAAAAGCATCATTAGAATATTTTTTATCAAAACTACCTATTAAAGATAAAGAACCTTTAACAGTATGGTAAGCATTTGCTAATACAGCAGCATTTTTATAACTATAACCCTTTCTTCTGGCTTTTGCAATCATTAGATGTTTACCCCCACTTAAATGTTTTTTATCTATATTAACATCTAATTTTAATTTTAAATAATCTTCATAACTAATGCCTTTTTCAGCTATCTCCAATGTCCAAAAATAATCATAATCTCCATCCCAGAAATCAGGAAACCTTAATATTTTTCTTTTACTATCATGTGCTTTGGCTTTTATTTTAATAAAATTCAAATAAAAATAATGATTACCTGTTATACAAGCATCTCCTATACAAACTCCTTCTATACATTTTCTTTTTTGATCTTCCCAATATTCTTTCCAAGCTAAAGAACCCCAAGTATGAGGACAATAATATCCATTTTTTTCAAAATGTATAGCTTCTGTTCTAAATACAGATGTATTTATCCAATAACCATCTTTATTTCTAATTGAATTTGTATTACCCATATTCTTATTGTTCAAAAATATTTACTTCTTTATTACCACGTATTTGTTTAATTTTAATTTCTTCAAATATTCTTTTTTCTAAACCTTGTAGATTTTTAATAATTTCTTCTACATCTTTTAAGGCTTTTGTAACATCTTGTGGCTTATATATAGGGTTACCTGTCCTATTTCTTTCAGCTAAATCAACAGATCTAAAAAAATTCATTAATTCATTAGCCCCTTTCAAAGCTGAAGTATAAAAATTATATGAAAAAGAATTGTTATATAACCATTCTTTATATTTATCAATAGCTTCTTTAACTAATATATCAGGAGTATATTTATTTAATAAAACTTCTTTAATAATAATATCCGATTTCTCAAAATCTTCTAAATCTTTATAAGGATTTGAACTTAAAGGTGATACCATAAATTCAATATACTTAAAATCAGCAATAGCCTTTTCTTTATGCTTACCTTTGTCTCTATTCCATATAGTAGTAAAAGGTTCTATTAACAATAAATGTTCTTTTGGAGTTACTATCCCTGTATTTGTAATATCTATTATATTAAGCATCTGTATCTAAATCTTGTGTTTCTATTACTTGTTTTACAAATTCTAATTCTTTTTCAATCTTTTCAGTAAAATTTTTATGATCTCTCTTGACATTAAAATCTTTATAATATTGAATTAAAGGTATTACAAATTCTTTATATTCAGCTAAAGTAATACTTTTTTTTAAATATCTAAATCTATAATTCTTTAAATGAAATAAAATTCTACCATAATAAACTTTAAATACTCCAAAATATCTTAAACGAACTTGCCTAAATCTATTACTCCGCATTTCATTTACAACAGCTTTAAATGTAGTATTTATAACATCTTTAATTACATTTCTACTAAATTCTAAATCAGGATTCTCTTTTATAAATAAATCTATAAATTGTGCATTTGTATAAACCATAATTATTTTTTAGTTAATTTAAAAGCATATAATTGTTCATTTGTCGCAGGATATAAAATTCCTAATATAATTAATTTAGTATCTAAATCAATTATAAACCCTTTCTTTTTTAAATTTCTTAAATGATTACCTAAACTACCATGTGATAATCCTAATTCATTCATTACTATTTTTCTACCAGTAGTACTAAATCTATCTTCTGCTAAGCTACCTTTCAATCTCATAAACTCTGATAAAACATCTATCTCTTTCATAGTCATCATTATAGGTAACATAGGATTTATAATCATCAAATGTTTTTTATAATAATCTTTATCATTTAAAACTACTGTCTTCTTTACTATATTCATAGTATATATTTTTAACAAAATTAAACTATATTCTTTACAATTGCAAATTTAATAAATTAAATGTTAATCTTACAACAAGTGTGTGAAAAATTTTAGAAATTTTATAGAAATTTTTGGGAGATGATGTGTGAGTGAACCTATACTATAAATATACCCCCTCTATTTTTAAAATCGAAATACCCCTCCCCCTTACTTAAAATCAAAAAAAGAATTCTTTTTAGGAATAATATAAATATTTAAAACTGTTTTGTTAACTGATATGTTTTACAACTCTATCTCTGTGTACTCATAGGAACTGTATGTATATTTTTTTACACCTATCTTATGTATAAATCTTATGAACTTTAAACATATACTTAAAGTTTATGTTATGTATAAAATTTATTTTAAAGACGGCGGAAGCCGTCAATTTAGAGCTTTCTCTAATGAGGAGGCTTTGAAAATCTCTCAACATTTCTCAGATGTTGAGAGAATAGTCAAAATATCTACCTCTATTATTAAATAGAGGTAGGTGACTGCCCTAATATATGGCAGGATATAAATAATATATCACAGGTCTGTGAGCAGATACCTTAAAACTCTGCTCTTTAACCTTTAAACTTTAATTATTATGAGAAGTTTTGAAGAAATGGTTGCCGAAGATAAACTTTGGCAATATCTTAAAAGAAAAACAGAGAATAAATAATTCTCTGTTTTTTTCTTTTTATTAAACTCCCTAAGAACTATTACCAATTTACCATAACCAATTTCTATAATAGGCATTAAGAACTGATTACTAACTCTTAGAATTAAAAATTTATTAACAAAATATAACAAGTCTCGAAATCCTGAGACCTCTGAAAATAGGTA